AATGTGGCAGTAGCACCACCAAGTGAATGACCTGCAATAACAAGTTTTCTTTCTGGGTTTAGTCCTTCATATGCAACGACTAATTGTGCTAATGTTCTATTAGCATTATTTTTAAATCCCCTATGACAATCATCCCTCTTAATTAAAAACTTGAGGTTAGTAATCCAATCAGTAGTTTCATTTGTACCTTCTACTGCAAGAATAGTATGTCCTGCAATTTTCCTACTAACCAGATAATCTTGTTCATGTGGATATACATCTCGACAACACCGAAGTGCTTCAAGAACTACCTCTTTTGGGAGTGTTCCTTTACAACTCATTTGCTAAACGCAACTGAACTATATAGTAATCTAAACTGTGAGGGAAGGAGTCGAACCTTCAAGTCCCGCCAGGAACATCAGTTAAACAGACTGACACGTTTACCAGTTTCGTCACCTCACAAAGAATCCCTAATCAGGGATTGCTTGCATGATACGTGTTACACCGATTCCTCCTCCACTTCTAGGGAAGAAGTCAAAGTTAAGAAACTCTTCAAGTTCTGCTTCTACTCTTTCCTTACCAAATAATTTGTAAAGTAAGTTAGCATATTCACCATCAGAGATAGTATGGAATGTATCACGCATCTGTTTCTTATCGGTGCTGCGTTCCGCACTACCAATAGTTTCCATACCATTTAAGATTACATCAATCTTCTTACTGGTTACACCATCATCATATCTTGCCATATTCCAGAATGGTGATGTCCACTCAGGGAACTTGGTAATCATACCACGACCAATCTTTTCTTCATGCTCGTGCTCAAGTTCTTTTGCGTTGAACATATTACCCCAATCATCATAAGAAAGGATGTTCTCTTGATCTAAGGGTATTCCAAGATGTTCGCACAATTCAACTTCCATCTTTTCAAGTTCTTCTACACCACCGTGCATTTCAAACTCAAACATAGGGAAGATAGTTTCGTGCCTACCTGGTACAGGATTAGGTTCTGCCCTATAAGATGTAGATAAACAGAAGAATCCTGCTGCTTCTGGGTTCTTGAGTAATTCATACTCTAACCACATTTGTCCAGTTTGAGGTAATGGCCAAACATTATCACCATAATTATAAGTTGCTACTGTTTCTGGATCTTCACAGGCAGCAAGAATACTTAAACGATTCTGAGTATGGACTTCGTAGAAACCTTTAGACAAAAAAAATGACCTTAACAGGTCAAGTGTTTTGGTATATTTTTTCGGATCAATCAGGCTTGTCATTAATTTTTCGCAAAACTAATTTATTTATAAAATTCCTTGTGATCTCGAATATTATCTGGAACGTTTTCTGTTGAACCAGACACATACTTAGCATGTTCTTTACGCTTCAATACTCTTCTTGCCTTAGCACCAGCGTCCATTGCTTTTTCAGGTTTCTTTTCTTCTTTCTTTTTCTTCTTCTTATCTAAGACAGTTTTTCTTGCCTTTTTATAAAAATCAGAAAAAGTTCCCTCTTCAATCATAGTACGGTACGTTGAAAATTTCTGATCCACCAGTAGTGTTTATTGTTATAGGACCTTCTGTAGCAAGATCGTATGCTATCTGATGTGGTGTTTGCTCAGGAATAGTTACAACTTCTAATCCTTTTGTTGTGTTAATCACAATGTCTTGTTGCATTTTCATTTTAATCTCCATAGGTGGGTCGAACCAGTGATCATAGTCATATAGACCATCAGAATCTGGTGTAATAATTACTTCACTCATTATAGCATATTATGGTTTATATTCATCTCCTACACCCTTTTGAGGATTGTATCCTGGATATGGTTTCTCGGTCTTTCCTGTTTTTGGTACTTCTTTCTTAAAAGGAACAACAGGAATCTTCATACTACCATCTTTTTGTACCACACCTGGTTTTGCTTCTTCATCAACATCATCGAGCATAACACAAGGATCTTTCTGACCCATAGAACGAAGTTTGTTCTTTACAAGATTGATTTTTGCGTAAGTACCACGCATATCCTTCTCTTCCTCAGGCTTTTTCTCACATTCTTTAGTGTTCACTACTGCCTCAGAATATGCCTTCTTCTTTTTCTTACTATCACATGCTGCTTTTTCAGCAAGTATATCTAACATCCTCTGATGAGCAAAAGAAGCATAGATTCCACCTCTAGCAGCTTTTACTCCAGCATCATTATCAGATTTATCTTCTGGAGCAACTTTAATTGCACCAGTCTTATAATTATCTACACCTTCACCAGTTATTTTATTTTTATTTTTTGGTTCTGTTGTTACAGTTCCATCTGCGATAAAAGTTCTTTCCCATGCTTTATCCATTGCTTCACTTCTGGTATCCTTACCATCAGGTTTTCCACCCTTCTTACGCTGAATAGCATTGTGAACTACACCAGCATGTTCCTTACTGCCAGATTCTACTTTACCATCTCCATCATAATCTTTCTTGGCTTTCTTACCTTCATAAGGTTCACCATGATCTGACATTTCAACAGATTTAATATTAGGATTTTGACGAAGTTGTGTAATCTTTGATCTAGTAGCATTACGGGAATATACCTTACCGTTCTTATCAGTTACTCTAACCTGATACTTTGACTCAGCATCCTCTTCCAACTGTCTCAAATATTCAAGATCTATTTCTACTTGTTTCTTTTCAACAAAAACTTTATAAAGAGCATTTGCTAAATTATCGGATGCGATCTCATCTGTACCAGTGGTAAATTGTTCCTTCACACCACCACCAGATTTACCAAATAACTTATCTCTAACAGCAGTTCTTTCTGCCTGACTTAAATTACTATTAGACATATACTGAGAATAAGCAGCTTTCAGATCTATATCTTCTCTACGAGCACGATATCTTATATCATATACAGCCTGACGAATTTTCTTTTCAGAACTTTCTTCTACACTACCAGCAGCCTTATCACCACTTTTTGCTTCAGGTTTTTTACCACCTTCTTTCTTTGCAGCAGGTGCTGCAGCAGGTGCATGTTTTCTTGCTGGTAATTCTTCAACGATATTTTTACTCATTGGAAAACTTCACTAACTTTTTCTTACCTTGTATTTATTTATGAAATGTATTCCCCAGCTACTTCCAGGAACCATTGTGGAAACATATTTTAAATGTGCATCGGTTCCAACTAACCTTTGATCGGCAGGAACACCAGATCTAGTGGTTCCATTTACAACTGCTTCTGATACATCCTTAATCCATGATTTAAACATTATCTCATCTTCAGTAACACATATTAAATGATTTGCACCTCTACGAATAATTCTACCAGTTAAACCAGTAGTTACGTCTTCAACTTTAGTACCTATATCAAAAATTTCTTTATTGATATATGCTTCACGCAAATTTTTAAAATCTTCTTTTGGTGCAATCTCCCAAGTATTCCAACACTCATTAACTTCCTTTGCACCCATTGTTGCACGAACATTTTTAAAATATTCTTTAGCATCCTTTCTCTTCATTATAGGAGCTAAATCCATTGTAAGTAATGGTTCTCCATTTTTATCAACTAAAGGATCACCTGTCTTTGGATCTGTTTCTACTATTGGTTCTCCAAATTCATCTAATGCAGGAACTTCCTTATGAAGTTGATTATAAAATGTTTTAAAATCACCCTCCATTGCTGCCAATCTCATTCTTGAAGCAGAGTATCCTTCCATACCTTCAGAATCATCTTCTCTTGCACCAGATGAAACGGTTTGTAAATTATCAAATGCATATAAAGTTCCATTATAATTTTGAGATAATTTATCAAACTGTTTTACTCTGTCATCTCCAGCAACAATATTTACATTCGTATATCCATCATTATGAGCTTTCTTAAGAACATCAAAAATAGTTCTGTTCTGAGGATCATTTATAATCTTCTCGGCATGATCTGGAAACAATGATCTCATAGTAGAAACTTTACTATCAGCCTCTAATGGATTTTTCTTCTTATCATTACTACGAGAAGGAACTATTATATAATCATCACCCTCATCCTGTACAGCAGATGCTGCAACATCCATCAACTTACCGTGACCTGCATGTGGTGGATTAAATCTACCAAAACCTATAGTTAATGTTCCTCTTGTTTTAGGTACAGGTGGAGGTCCTGACTGTAGTCCAGCTGCCAAATCAGGACTTATATTATCATAAGGAGTAGCAGGAGGAGTTTCTTCTTGACCTGTAGGTTGTGCTTGCTGCTGCTGTCCTTCTGGTGGAGCTTGAGTATTTGATGATGATAGATTTTTTTCTTTATCAGATTGTGCTGGATCTTGAGCACCTACCTTTTGTCTCTTATTATAAAACTTTAATCTTCCCTTTACAGTTTTTGCTATAAATTCACCATTAGATCTATCATACCATCCACCATGACCATCACCTTCCAAGCCAAGTCTAGCTGCTTGTTGTGAAGCACTGGTTTCAATTAAAAATTGTGAAAAAGATTTCATCAGTTCTGTATTAATTTCAGTTTAATAGATTCCTTATTAATAATAATATATTGTAATAATTCATTAACCTTTACCTTATATTTATCATCTTTTTTATCTGTTAGGCATAAATTCACAAAAAGAAGAAAAGATTCAAATAAATCACCACGAACTTTTTTTAATTTTTTAAACTCAAAAATGAATTGTTCTATTAATTCATCCATTATTCTTTAAGAAATTCAACACTACGATCTATATCTACAGGTGATCTAGGAGGTCTTTGCGTAACCTGAAGTGCTGTAGTAAATCTATAATTATATATCGGTAAAGTATTACCACGTTTTGTTCTTATTCTTACTCTTAGTGATGGTTTAAATTGAGGGATATTCAATCCAGCTGGATTTAATCCCATATAATATAAACCATATCCACCTATCTGTATATAATAAGTACCTTTAGAAGCATAATAACTATGTAATGTTGATGATGGTATTGTTAAGTAATTATCTTTAAACTTCCTATAATCCTCATTTACCATTGCTTGAGTAAATTGTTCGGGTATTACCGTTCCTTTATTTGGAGCACCATGAACACCCCATCTTTGATTTACAAATTGTTCAGTTCCAACAGAACGTAATAATCTTCTCATCTCTTCTGATGATGCAGTATTAGCACCACCAAGAGACCAAGAACCACCACTATAATTTAAAGTTCCCTGACCATAATCAGTTTTTAAATCTAATTTAACTTCTAAATTATTTCTAACTCCATCATACATAAATGCACAATCGGGAGCAGAAGGATTAGATCCTGCAGGTGTAAACCCACGAGGAACAAATCCACCAGCATTTAATCTGTTGTGGACTCTACTTTCATAAGCAAATCCTTGTTGCCCTGCCATTTAAATACTTTTTTTCAAGTATTTATTTAAAGAACTCTATCTTCCATCCATCTATTAATAGTAGTATCATATTCAGCAGTATGTCTGAATGCTTCTACCATAAATTGTTCTCTTAAAGTCTCAGGTTTAATTGATATATTACCTTTTATTGAATCCATATAAATCCCATACTGATGTGGATTTGTCATTACAGCAACATCCTTATAATTCTTTGCGGCTGATCTTACCATACTAGGACCACCAATATCAATATTCTCTATTGCATCTGCAAGAGTTACATCTGGTTTAGCAACTGTTTCTGCGAAAGGATATAAGTTTACTGCAACAATATCAATCAATCCAATTTTATTTGCATTACGATCCATATCGTGTACAGGATTACCACGTTGTGCAAGAATACCACCATGAATCTTTGGGTGTAAGGTCTTTACTCTTCCATTAAGAATCTCTGGTGATCCAGTATAATCAGAAACCTTAGTTACAGGTATACCTTCTGCTGCTATTACAGAATGTGTTCCACCACTAGAAATGATAGTATATCCATAATCAACTAGAGATCTTGCAAAATCTACAATACCAGTTTTATTGGATACACTTAATAATGCGTAATTCATAGATCACCTTCTGCACGGTTTTCTGAATGATGGACATCAAATGATCCACCTGGATATCTTTTCTCTAACTTCTCTACATTCATTTCAATTATCTCATCAATTGTAGTATCAAGTGACATACAAGCTTGAGCAACATACCACATTATATCTCCAAGTTCTCTTTTCATATGAAAGATGTTTTCATCATTCACAGGTTTACCTTGAAATACCATCTTCTTTACAACCTCAGTAAACTCACCACCTTCAGCACAGATGCCAAGAGCAGCAGTTAAAAGACGATGAACAGGGATTCCATCAGGATCTTTCTGTATCTCAAAGCATCTAGAGTTGAATGAAATATAATCCTTTGATTCTTGAGATGTAACTCCATCTACAAACTCAAGATACTTTTGCGTATCAACTTGTCTATCCA